GAGGGCTCCCTTGGTGCGTTTTCGTAAGTCAACGTATCTGCGATGCAGCAACCTAACAAGGAGAACTGCCATGGTCGAAATTGACCGCGTACAGCAACACCTGTTGTCACTTGGTTTTAAACCTGATGTTGTCAATCCGTTTGTTAAGCGGGTTGCAACCTGGGTTGATAAATCTGGTGAAGAGTGGGTAGTACAGAGGTTTAAAGCTCTGAAACTATACCTCCTCGCCCAACTGGAAGAGAGAGAAATCTCCATACCAGAAGGGTTTGCGTCATTCCACACACGTAATCGTGTCTGTTTTAAGGACCCGATGATACGGATGGTGATGGACCTGCCCAACGAAGGAGCTTCGCTCTTGCGTAAGGAGGGATTTGTCAGGTTGTATCAAGTGTTTAAGCTTAATACAATGTCTGCGAAACAAAAAGCTGGATATAAGGAGAGTATAACTTCCCCATATACCGGCACTCACGATGCATTACAGGAGGGTATTAATACCGTCACTGCAGGCATACGTGACATCATCAGAGATTGTTCGATATCTCGTGAAGATGTGAATATGGCTAACTTTACTCCGTTAAGACTTTGGTCGAAGTCGGATAAAAGGTCGCCTGTATTCAAAGTTGAGTCGGATACTAACGGTATTAAAACCGTGAAGGTCCGAACTATGTCGAGAATGAGTGTGGAATCACACAATTTTGTCGACGTAATGTCAAGCGACCGTTTGCTACAGTCACTTTGGCGTACCTATCCATTTGACGTTTCACGTTGTATGGTAGGAGGCGGAGAGTCAATTATGATTCAAGGCGCGAGCCCCAAAGACATGGTTGATGTTCCAGCGGGTAGAATCAGCAATATACAGGAAGGAGGTTGTAAACTCCGTACTGTAGCTAACCCGTTTTTGGCGTTGCAAGCTCTCGGTGAACCACTTAAACGAAAACTTGAAACGTTAACCAGGGATTTCTCCGAGGTTTCTACATTTGACCAATCGTCGTCACACGAAACGATTGCAAAATGGCTGAAGGAAGGTAGAGAGATTGCATCATATGATCTCACTGCATTTACCGACAGATTCCCATACGCTCTCCAAAGGGTTGTTTTAACGGCTCTGAAAGATGAAGGGTATATATCCGCATTCGATTATGACGTTATGGAACTTGTCGTCAGTAAAGAATGGGTTTCACAGGACCACGGTCCTATGAAATGGGAAGTTGGGCAACCCATGGGGTTTGGCCCTTCTTTCCATCTTGCTACACTAACCCATCTAGCGCTAATGCGCGGGATGAAGTGCCGCATGTGCC